CAACATATCCAACATTAGGGACGGCAAGCGGAGTGCTTGGACTATCCATTAACGAACTTCATGGAATGTATCTTGGAGTTGACGGGTCAAGCGGTAACGGTTGGATACAGGCGATGCGAGAAGATGGTACTGGCACATCTTATAATTTAGTGCTTCAGCCGAGTGGAGGCAACGTGGGTATTGGACTAACTGGGCCAAGCTCTAAGCTTCATGTTCAAGGCGGTGATTTTGGTGCTACTAACGGATTAGTACATATAGTTCAAAACGTGGCTACTAACGCACCTACGTTATTTATAGAACAGACTGGAGAAGGTGGTAATGCTAATAATAATCAAGGTCTACTAATTAAGGTTGACGGTCAAAATGCTGGTTTAGGAAATATAATAAGGGCTATTGGTACAAACAGTAATGTAAATGGTGGAACTGATGTAGAGGCGTTTACTGTCAAAAATAGTGGCAACGCTACCTTTGGTGGCACAGTAGGGGTTGCTAATGGCACTGTTGCTTTACCTTCATTATCTTTTGCGGGCGATACTAATACAGGACTATATAGACCTTCGTCAGACAACTTAGGGTTTGCTATAGGCGGTACTGCTAGAGCATTTATGAGCAATAGTCAGTTTAATGTTGCTACTAAAATTGTAGCTACAGAATTAGACATTAATGGCATTGCAGATATATCTGGCAACGCTACCTTTGGTGGCACAGTGACTGCTAACCATCCTCTTATATTAAACAACACAATCGCTGGGAACGACACTGGTGATTTTAAAATTATTCAGTCATTAAATGCCTCTGGCGGTGTTGGTTATGCGGCTTCAATACTTGGCGTAAATATAGATACAGCAGTAAACAGCAGTAACTTACCAACACAAGATAATACTTGGGGTGGAATAACTGGGTCAGCGGCATTTGTAATGAGTTCTGATATTAGTGATGGTTTAAATTCATTCAGATTTATGGCTACACCTCAATCATCAACAGCGGGTACTGCATTATCTACAGTAGCAACAATTGACTATACAGGAGCTATAACAGCAACTGGTTTGGGTATTGGTACAACTTCTATCACAGACGCTTCTTGGGGGTCTGGTAATAAAGAATTAGCTATAGATGGTACCACAGGATATGGAATTATTCACCTAAGAGGTACTGGTGTTGGAAGTGTAGACACACGCTATTCTATTGGTGTTGGTGATAATATATTTTATATGGCTTATGATGATGTCGCTGGCGTGCATAGGGCAAAAATAAATTCATCTAAACAGCTTGTAGTTAATTCAGACGGTAGTGGAGATAAGCGAGTATTCCACGAGGGTTATAGTAGTACGGCTACCTTTGCTAGCTATGTACATCTAGGTACACCCATCAGTTCAGGTAGCTCCGCTAAATTACAAGTTGGAGGTTTCCAGCGTACTGGTCCAATTATGCTTGCCCAAGGGCATGCAGGTTCTTCATCATTTGGTACCACAAACGAGCGTTGGATACTGAACAATGGGACAGACCTCTATGCTAGTACAGCATCTGGATCTTATAATAATAAAATCTGGACAGATGGCAACGACGGCTCAGGCTCAGGCTTAGATGCTGATTTACTAGATGGACAGCATGGTTCTTATTATGCTCCAGCAAGTACTTACCTACCCCTAGCAGGTGGCACTTTGACGGGCAACCTACACTTAGGAAACAATGTAGGATTAACATCTACTACTACTGGCGAAGCTTTACGGGTACTATTTCCTGGTGGTGGCGCAAGGAAAAATAGTGGAAGTTCCGAAACTGGCGCAATTAAGATAACTCTGCCTGTTGGTATGACGAATGGTATGTTATCTTTTAAAGTTACTGTCTATCAATATAATACTGATGACTCTTTTGAAGTACATTGTGGAGGATATAATTATCCTACTGGTCTTACATGGCAACACAATCCTTTTGGATATATTACTTCGTCGGTTAAAGCTAATCATGGCCCTTATGCAATAAGGTTCGGATATGACAGTAATAGTAAAGCTTGTATTTATATTGGAGAAACTAGTACTGTTTGGTCTTATCCTCATATAGCGGTTACTGAAGCAATGATTGGCTATTCAGGATATGATAACACTACTTGGGATGATGGCTGGGATGTTTCGATTGCAACATCTTTTGAAAACGTAACTCATACAATAGCCGCTACAGACACAAGCACAGTCGGATGGCATCCATATAACGACGGTTCAGGCTCTGGACTTGATGCAGATTTACTTGATGGCGTTCATGGTGCTTCATTCTTACGCAGTGATGCTACTGATACAGCAACAGGCAGTGTTAGTCTAAGAGCAGGGGGAAGTCATTTAGGTAATCACGAGTTTGCGTCAGCTAGTAGTAGCTCAACAGGTTACGGTGACGCTGGTATTGAAATAAGAGAAGGAGCTTTTGGAGCTTCATCCTCATATGCCGCTCCTAGAATAGGTTTCCATTGGGGCGGTGTAGTCGCTTCAAACATATCTATGGATACCGCAGGTGCTATTCTAATTAGGAATAATCCGGGTACTGGATACGAAAACTTTAGAGCTAACAATATATACGCGAATGGTACAAATACCGTATGGCATGTAGGCAACGACGCTTCAGGCTCTGGCTTAGATGCTGACTTGTTGGATGGTCAACAGGGTACTTATTGGGGAAGTGGTGCAGGTAATCAAGACACTACATATAACTTTGGTGGCTCTACATTTACATCTCGTAATTCTGGCAATCCTATTGCAATTGATAGTGTTACTACTAATATGGTTGGTTATGTTAATACATCAACTGCGGCTGGATACTCTGATGGTGCTGGATTCTCGGCAGCATATGATAGTTCATGGGTTGGACAGTTATTTGTAGACTTTAGAACAGGTAAGTTATCTACAAGAGGTAAGAATAGCGGAACGTGGCAAGCTCATAGATTTATGTGGGATAACCTTAACGACGGCTCAGGCTCTGGCTTAGATGCTGACTTACTCGATGGCCTTGAACTTCACACAGGCAGAAACAATGTAGCAAACAAAGTTGTAAGAACCAATGCTAGTGGTTATATAGACGCTGGGTATATTAATACATACAATGGTGATCAGGGCGCTACTTTGGCCACTAGAGTCTACACGTCAACCGATGATTATATTAGACACCACGACATAGCCTCATTTCGTTCTATGATGAACGTAACGGCAAAAACTGGGTATGGTGGTCGAGAGACAAGTACAGCCAGCCAAGCTTACTGGGTTGGCACAATGGGGTATGGAGCTAACGACTTTGACACTGTATTTTCATACGGAAGTGGTCACATTGACGGTTGGTCTAGCCCTGCTAACCAGCCCTCCACTCAAACTTCTCACTGGGTGGGTCATCAGTCTTTGCATCACTATGCAAGCACAAGTTCTCAACACGGGCATCAATTTTTAGTTGGTGCAGGAAACCCTGCATACTGCTATCTTCGTGGAGTTTGGGGTAGCGGATGGTCATCATGGGCGAAAATGTATAACTCATTTAACGACGGCTCAGGTTCTGGTCTTGATGCTGACTTACTCGATGGCATAAATAGCACATATTTTAATCGTGGTGATAATATCTACGGAGTGATGGTTGGAACTTCAGGTTGGAACATGAATGACCTGTTCACCACCAGAAACCGCTCTGGCTTCTTTGATGTTTGGAGTGGAACTAACTTCCCAACAGGTACAAGTCATGTTCATGGTATACAGGTTAGACATAACACATCGACTCATTATGGCTGGCAATTGGCAGGTCAGTACGCACAAAACAAACTGTGGCACAGAACAGTTTCGAATAACTCTTGGAGCGGATGGAATCAACAATGGGGTAGTGGTAATGATGGTGCAGGCTCAGGCTTAGATGCTGATTTGTTAGATGGTATAAGTTCAGCTAGCTTCTTAAGAAGTGATGCTGCTGCTACATCCACGGGACTGCTTACCCTTAATGGTGGTCTAGCAATCGAAGGTTCTACCATTTGGAATGGGTCAGATACTTGGTGCAGAATACCGGGTGATACTGGTGTATACTTTCCTTCTTATGGTGGTGGAATCCATAGTACGGATACAACTTGGGTTAAAATCTATAACTCAAAGTCCCTGTATGTAGCCAACAGTATTGCAGCTACGGGAAATATAACAGCCTACTACTCCGACGAAAGATTAAAGACCAAGACAGGCAAGATAGAGAATGCCTTGGAGAAGGTTCAGTCATTACATGGATTTACCTATGTTGAGAATGATGTTGCAAAGTCATTAGGCTACAAAAGCGAAAGAGAGCAAGTTGCCGTAAGTGCCCAAGACGTTCAGCGAGTTCTGCCTCAAGCAGTTTCTCTGGCTCCTTGCGATATGGAAACAGATGAGTTTAGTGGAGAAATAACCTCTAAATCAGGAGAAGATTATCTTACTGTGGACTACTCTCGCCTTGTTCCTTTACTAGTTGAAGCGATTAAAGAGTTAAAAGAAGAAGTTAACGGATTAAAAGTTCAATTAGGGGGTAAGTAATATGCCTACACCTACAGGACAAATATCATTTCTAGATGTCCAAAATGAGTTTGGTGGTTCGTCCCCTACAACAATGAGCGAATTTAATGCTTTCATAGGTCAGGCTGCAACTGCAACTATAAGTATGAGCCAACTGCAAGGTCTAAGTGCTTTTGACGTAACACTTAGAGGTACTTGGACTTTAGCTGAGGGTGGATCAAGTGGTGTAGGATTTTCTGCAACTTTTGCTAGTGAGGGAACTACTACAGGAACCTTTGATCCTCAAGCTGGTGACATACTTTTATTTAGTCAGTCTCAAACAAGGGCTAACTCTAGTGTAGCTACTACCCAATTTGGTACAGGCTATACAGGTATTGATGGTAGAGCAGGTGTTACTTGGCAAACTTCCGTGAATTATGGGGGGAAGCAAGGCACTGTCACAACTACACATAGACCAGCTTACTTAGTATCTTACAAGGTACTTACAGGTTCTGACACTGGATATTCAGGGGCTGCAGGATTTAATAGTGGTGGAGAAGGTAATTGCCATCAGTTTCATTTGCTAAGACCTTCAGCATCTTTATCTTCTTCTAACGTAACCTCAGTTGAAACTACTTCAACAGCTATCACAAGTTCTGGAGCTTTAGCTAACCAGTCTATACCTTCTAATAGTTCTGATGTTGTTATTCAATGGGCGTTTGGAGCATCAGGAAGTGGATCAACATCGGCTCAAACATTAACTACGTCTTCTGGTTCAATGACTTCAACTGGTTCAACATCAAGCACAAGTAACTCTCTTGTTACTTTAGTAAACAAAACTACTAACGCAGCTGTTGGTATTGATAGAGGGAATAGTAACTATCTTTTCTCAGGACAATTTAGGATAACAGAACCATGATCTATAAATTAATAAATAGGAGAATAGCACCATGATTTACAAATTAATAAATGCGGGTACTATAAGTGATCTAATAGATATTAAAAGGTTAGCTGAAGAAGATACTTCTGAATTATTTAGAGTACACGGCACTATACTTTTTTATGAATTAGAAGAGAATGTTACAGTGCATGGCGCATACAATGACGACAGTACAGAGCTATTAGGTATTCTAATAAATTCTTTTGTTGATACGTTATGGTTTGAACATCAATCATATGTACTATTAGCTCATCGTAGCTCTGGTGTATTTACTTTTATGTTTGATAGTCATATACGGTTAGCTCATGAGGCTGGTTGTAACACATATCAAACTATGTCTACTGCAGATGAAGTTAAAGCATGGACTGATAGAGGTTATCCTATTGGTACTCAGCTTAAAAATGGCTTACCTTTATGGGAAGCAACTATAAATGGTCCATTGAAAACAGATTTAGTATGGAACACAGAATAAAGAAAATAGTATAAACTTTAGAAGGATAAAATAAAATGACAATCACATATACAATAGATGAAACCTTTAACGGGAAAAGATCTCAAACGAGTCCAGATCCTGACAATGACGGGGAAACAATAACCACAGAAGTTGACTGTAGAGATGTTCAAGTCACCTTTAGCAGTGATGCACCAGCAGTTTCGCAAACAAGAACAGTTAATGTTTGTTACGATAGCGATGGTGCGTATGATGCAGCCGCAACGCTTGTTCGAATAGGACAGCAAAAAGATGGCTTTACTCATAAGGTAGCCAACGGAGTAATTTCATAAGAAACTTAAGAAGACCATAATGGCAGTAACATTGCCATAGTAATTTAAACATAACACAAGGAGAATACAATGGGAAAAGATAAAAAGACACCCATCACAGTTAATGACAAAGAATATATAATAGAGGATATGACAGACGAACAGAAGATGTTGGTTAATCATTGCATGGATCTGAGTAGGAAAATGGACTCTATGAAGTTCAACCTTGACCAACTCGGTGTTGGTAAGGATACCTTTGTAAAACTACTAGAGGAATCACTCGCTAAAGAAGACAGTGATGTTGAAGAAGCTGAAGTTATAAACTAATTTTAAGAGGTACATTTTATGCAAATCAATAGTCAATCGGTCACACGAAGTGTACCTCTCACAGTTCTTGTAGGTCTTGGCGTACAAGCAGTAGCAATTATTTGGAGTGCATCAATGATGTACTCTAACATACAAGCGAATGCTAATGAGATCGCAAAGATATCTACTAGAACCTTAGCACTTGAGACAGCAGTGCAAGGTCAAGCAGTATCTTTAGGCAGGATAGATGAAAACATTAAAGCTATAAGGGCATCAGTTGAGAAGATGGCTTTAGCACAGATGAATTAAATGGAGAAACAATATGATTAAATATAAATGGGTTTGGATAGGTTTGATACTTACTATACTAGTAGTCATAATGGTCTATGGGGCCAAGCTACAAATGTGTACCCCTCCCTGTATCTAAATGAATAAGAAGCTTACCCCACAACAAAAGTCTACAATGACTTGGAGGTGGACTGCGTTAATAATTTATTTATTAATTTGCTTTTATGATTTCATGTTTGTGCCAATTTGGTATGGTATCAATAGACCAGACGTATCACAATTTATGGATATTATAAACTCTACTACAGAACCTATGGTTCAAATGGAATTAATGAAAAAGCTTACAGGTCAACATAATCCTTTTACTCTTATGGGTGGTGGGTTATTTCATCTAGCTTTTGGGGCTATATTGACAGGCTCTGCCTTTGCTAAGAACGAGGATTAGTATGTCTAAGAAATTACAAGCGAACAGTAAGTATGCAGTAGCTGATACAGATGGTGATGGTATAATTACTGATGAAGAGATGGATCGACATGAACGGTGGATTCGTTTAGAGAATGAAGATAAGTTAATGGATACACAGCGTATAATGGCGTGGGTTGCTATGATAGTTACTATACTATCTGTAGCATTATTACTTACACCTATTATACCTGCAGATAGAATGGATGCTGTGTCAGGATTCCTAAATACATTTATCGTAGCTCAAGTAGGAGTTATTGTAGGCTTCATGGGAGCCACAGCCTTGAGTAGAACAAAAACAAAATAATGGAGTAAGATATAAAATGAGAAAGTTTATTATAGCAGGTACTATTGTTACCTTATTAGGAGTTTCTGCAAACGCAGAGGCTATTCCTTCAACACTTATACCAGATGCTTCTATTGAGTATGCATTCAAAACTGGTTCATGGTCAGGTGATGTTGGTGTAACAACAAGCTTCAATGGAGTTTCCATTAGACCAGCCGTTGATTGGTCATATACAGATTCTAACTCTATTGGTATTGATGGTGCTAAAGTAGTAAGTACTCTTCCAATAGCTAGTAATATTTCTGTATACTCAGAGTTATCTTTAAGTAATGAATTAAAATATGATGGCGTATCAATTGGTATGTCGTATACTTTTAAATAGGAGAATAATATGGATTGGATTAAAGGAAGATTAAAAGAACCTTCAAGTTATGGAGCAGCAGCTGTTGCTGGACTAGGACTTGGGATTATATTCACACTGCCACTTTTAAGCTGGGCAGGAATAGTATGTGCTGTCTTTGCATTAGTTATGAAAGAAGAAGGTAAGTGTACTTGTGATAAAGGAAAGAAGAAAAAGAAATAGTATATACCCCTTAAAGGGAGAAGCTATCCCATATAATTATATAACATAAAGAGGACTATAAATGAACAATGTATATTATGAACCACCAACAATGACTATCTCTAATGAGATTGACAAGATGAAATATCGTCAAGAAGGTGAAGAGTTTGATGATAAGATTAGAAGAATTGCTGGTGCGTTACATGATACTATTGAACATAAGTATGAGCTTCAGGATATATTAGGTAATATGAGATTCCTACCTGCTGGTAGGGTACAGAATGCTATGGGGTCTAGACGGATCACTACTGCCTACAACTGCTTTGTCTCTGGTACTATAGAAGATTCTATGAGTAACATAATGAAGAGAGCAGCAGAGGCTGCAGAGACAATGAGAAGAGGAGGAGGTATCGGTTATGATTTTTCACAACTGCGTCCAAAGGGGGATCTTATTAAATCCCTTGATTCCAAATCGTCTGGCCCCGTTTCTTTTATGGGTATCTTTGATTCTATTTGCCAAACCATTGCGAGTTCTGGACATAGACGAGGGGCGCAGATGGGCGTTCTACGGGTGGACCATCCGGATATTAAAGACTTCCTTATGTCTAAACGTAATTCTGATAAGCTCACTGGTTTTAATATCAGTGTAGGTATTACTGATGATTTTATGTTAGCATTAAAAGAAGATGAAGAGTATGAATTAATGTTTGATGGTGTACCTAGAGGTAAGCAAAGTGCTTCTGAGATCTGGGAAATTATTATGTCATCTACATGGGACTGGGCAGAACCCGGAGTTCTGTTTATTGATAGAATACAAGAGATGAATAATCTTTATTATTGTGAAGAAATAAAAGCAACAAATCCTTGTGGTGAACAACCACTACCACCTCATGGTGCATGTCTACTTGGTTCATTTAATCTTACAAAGTATTTAGTTAAAATACACAGTGGAGAGCCATACACTTTTAACTTTACACAATTTAAAGAAGATATACCTGCAGTAGTAAGAGCAATGGATAATGTAATAGACCGTACAATATATCCATTAAAGCCACAAGCAGATGAAGCAAAGAATAAACGACGGATGGGGTTAGGACTAACAGGTTTAGCCAATGCTGGAGAAATGCTTGGATACCCATATGGATCTGAGAAGTTTTTAGTATGGGCAGAGAAAGTGTTTGCATGTCTAAGAGATAATACATATTTAGCTTCTGCTAAGTTAGCTGAAGAGAAGGGTTCATTCCCTATGTATAGAGAAAAGTATTTGAAAAGTAATTTTGTCAGGTCTTTACCTGCTTCAGTTAAAAAGGAGATACGTAAACATGGTATTAGGAACTCACACCTTACCTCGATTGCTCCAACAGGTACGATCAGTTTGGTGGCGAATAACGTCAGTGGAGGAATCGAACCAGTATTTTCACATTACTATGACCGTACCATCCAAACTTTTGACGGACCAATCGTTGAAAGAGTTGAGGACTATGCTTACTCACAAGGAGTTAAAGGACGAACGGCAAATGAAATTACTGTAGATGAACACTTGTCAGTATTACTACTGGCTCAAAACTATGTTGATTCAGCTTGTAGTAAAACGTGTAATGTAGGGGACAGCGTAACGTATGAAGAGTTCAAACAGGTCTATATGGATGCCTTCAACGGTGGAGCGAAAGGATGTACGACATTCAGAGCGGCAGGGAAAAGATTTGGAATCTTCAATGCGCCCGTGGAAGAAGAAAAGAAGGACAAGATCAAGACTAAAATCTTTACAGAGGAGAGTAGCGATGAGGAGGAAGCGTACATGGCTTGCTTTATTGATCCACTCACCGGACAAAAGGAATGTGCTTGACAATATATTAAAGGAGTAAACAATGTTATTTGGATTACCAACAGCTTTGGTCAGTTCGGGATTCGGAGCCATTACAGGTTTCGCTGGAAAGATCTGGAGCCAAAACGCAGAAGTAAAAGCTTCTGAAAGAAAACATCAGATGGACATGATGGTTGCTGTAACAAAAGCAAACAATGATGCTGCCGATGTTGAAGTCAAAATGATGATGGCTAAAATTAAGTATGAGAAATCTTTATCTAAAACAGACCCTCATAGATCTGTAGCTAGACGAGTGCTTGCTTATGGACTACTTATCACTTTAGCATTTGGAATACCCTATATAGTTGTTATGTATGATTTCGAATGGTTTGATATCAAGACAGTTATAATAGAAAATAATGGATTATTTGGGATAGGAAAATCAAGTAATGAGATTCAAGAGGTAACTTCAGTTATTGGATTACCACTTATGTGGTTAACTACAATGTTAGATGTATTCGCTGGAATTGTTTCATTCTACTTTGGTGGATCTATTGCTAAGTTTAGAAACCCATACGCAAAATAATAGGAGGTTCTAATGACAGGACAAGTTATACCAATTACAGACTTAGCGTCTGCAGGTGTTATATTAGATGCACCATCTATATCGTTACCTCCGAATGGGTTTTCAGATGTAAGTAATGTAAGATTTAATGCAGGTGCTGTACGTAAAATGGAGGGTGAACTAGCAATTAGTTTAACCGACTGTCCTACATCAGGCATAAAACATTTAGCATATTGGCAAGGCCCAACTAATAACTACTATATAGTTGTGTCTGAATCTGGTGTACTAGCTACTGTCTATGGATGGATAGTAGGTGCATTAGGAACTAGGATAACTTTAGGTACTATGGTAACCAGTGCTTCTGCTAACTATTCACACACTGTATTTAATGGTGGGTTTCATTTCATTATTAATAATGGTGTAGATAAACCTAAGTATCTAGCAGATCCTGCAGCTACTAACACATTAACAGCTTTACCAAACTGGGATTCATATCTTACGCAGAGTGAGTTAGTATCTATGCAATGGGATTCATTTAACCCTGACATACCTTTAGGTACACTTGTAATAGACTTTAGTACTCATTGCTTACTATATACTGTTATACCAATAGACTCAACACAAGCTGTGTTAAACTTTAAAATGACTAGTCTTAATCCTTCTGGTACTCCAGTTACAATAAATAATAATGGGGATGCTGCTGTAGATAATACAGCAACTCCAAGAGTTAGAACTGATACATTGACTGGAGCATTGCCCGGAGATACTATAAGAATATCTATACAAACATTACCATCTATCGATGTTAGATGTGGTGTTATAAAGTCTTTTGGTAACTTACTAGTAGCTGGAGATTTAACTGAGACTGCTCAAGCTAGTCCTTATGGAGTTATAAGAAAGCTCCCCGGAGTTATTAGAACATCAGATGTTGCAGCTCCCGGTAATATACCTACAAGCTGGAATCCATTTAGAAGAGGAGCTAACACTGCAGATGAGTTTACTTTATCTGGTACAGGTACTGTAAAGGATATGGCTGAACTACAAGGTATTATGTATGTTTACACAGATACGTCTATACACTCTATACAAAGAACAGGTAGTCAAGCTATACCGTTTAGTGTATCACCTGTGACAGATAGTTACGGTGCTAACTGCCTTGGTGCAGTAAAGGAATATGATGGTAAGCATGTAGTTGTAGGAAGTGATGACGTATATATATTTCAAGGACATCCGGGGAATATACAATCAATAGCTGATATGAGAGTTAGACATTATCTACATGGAACTGTTACTACTCTTAACGCTGATGATATAAAAATAATAAGAAATAGAAGATACGATGAGCTATGGTTTTATACTCCATCTATTACTGTTGGAGATACTGAAGTACTAATATGGAACTATCGAAACAATACATGGACTAAAAGATCACAGACTAATATACTATCAGCAGATATAGCTCCTTACTCAGGTGATGATAACTCATCGCTTCCTTTAATTACTAATGGAGGTGCAGTGTTTTACGGAGATTCACCGGGCAACTATACATTAAGAAACGGTACTACTGTATATGACTCATTCATTGAAAGAGAAAGATTAGGTCTAACACCTGAGTTTGATACTGAGGAGTTAAGTTCTATAGCTGTACTTATGAGTGGTACTAGTGATCTTAATATAGAATTAAAAGGATCTAGTAGACCTCAAGACGAAACAGGTATCACTAGTGGAAGTTCATTTACGTTTAATTACGCAGATGATTACAAAGTGGATACACGTATTCAGGGTAGGTTTTTAAATTATAAAATAGGAGATCAATCTGCTACAGCAGGAACTTCTTGGAATCTAACAGGATACCAATTTGAAATAATAAAAGGTGGAACAAGGTAATGACAGTAATTAGACCCCCTATAACTGGTGATGCAGTCTTAGACTCATGGACAAACCAGATTACCCAAGCATTAAATTCTGGTGCGATAGCTAGCTTTGCAGGTGGAACTGCTCAAGTAGGTGGTACTGGGACTGATGGAGCGAGTGGGTTTAATGCTGCAACTATATATCTATACGCAAGAACAACTACAGACGTTGCACCTTTAGCAATGAACGAAGAAACTACATATACTTATAGTACAGCTGTGTTAGTTAATGGCACTAGTCATGATGGTACATCAAATGGGCTTGGCCCAAATGACATATGGTTTAGAAACGTACCATCAGGATCTGGTGGATACTTATGGGTAACCACAGTGCATGTTGCTGATTTAGCTGCTACTGAAGTAATAGGATCAGGCTCTTGGTCAGCAGTAACAAAGCTAGCTGAGAAGGGAGATCAAGGTAAGTTTGCTGTAGAGATTTATAAAAGAGTAAGCAGTGCTCCTTCAGCTCCGACTGATGTGACATGGACTTATTCTACAGGTGCTTTAACAGGTACTAACTCTGCTAGTTGGGCATTATCTGTTCCAGCTGGTAACGATCAGGTATGGATATCTAGTGTTATCTTTGACCCATCTACAGCAGCCACTACTATTACAACTTGGACTACACCTTATCAAGGTGGAACTACAGGTGCTGCTGGGGCTGCTGGTACTAACAACGCAACTGTAGCAATATATCAAAAGAATACTAGTGCAAGTTCTGCACCAGCCAATCCAAGTGGAACATTTACTTATACATTCTCTACTGCCGTGTTATCAGGTGGTACTTTAAATAGCTGGTCTCAGACGTTACCAGATTTAGCTAAAGGTGAATACCTTTGGATGAAACATGCAACAGCTTCATCAACAACTGCAACAGATACTATACCTACATCAGAGTTTTCTGCTGCTGCTATAACAGGTGCAGCAGGTATTGACGGCAGTAGTGTAGCTGTTGTTGAATTGTTTAAAGTAAACGCAAGTAACTCATCAGCACCAGCTGATCCTACAGGTACATTTACTTATACCTTTGCTACAAATATTTTATCAGGTGGTGATTTAGATGGTTGGGCACAGAATAGACCGACAGTTCCTGCTGGTCAATATCTTTGGGCTATACAAGCAAGCGCAGTAGCTAATGCAACTACAGATTCTATACCTGCATCAGAGTTTTCTGCAGCAGTTGTTGTGAGTGGTACAGGTTCTGCAGGTCTTGATTCAAAAGCGGTTAAGTTAACTTCTTCTAAGTACGCAATTGTGTACGATGAGAATGGTTTAAACCCTAGTCCGTCTTCAATTACGTTAACAGCCACAGCTTCTAATGTTACTAATGGTTTCTTTAAATTTACTGGCGAGGAAATGACAGATGAAACTAGTTTCTCTGATGGGACTGGAGCATTAGAAGATACGCAGTCTGTAACTGTTCCAGCTTCGTTTGCAGATTGGACTAACCCATCTTTCTTTAGAGTAGGTGTTTCAGAAGCAGATCAAAATGAATTAGCTTTTGATAGAATTACTATCCCTGCAGTACAACAAGGCTCAGATGCTTACACTGTTATTCTAACTAACGATTCGCATACACTTCCATCATCTTCTGCTGGTGTTGTATCTAGTTATACAGGATCTGGTACAACGATTACCGTTTATAAAGGAGCTACTCAACTTGTAGGTATAGCTTCAGGTACTCCTAGCGCAAGTCAATTTTCAGTTGCTGTTTCTAATAACTCTAATATAACTGAAGGTAGTAAAAGTGCTGCAAGTAATAACATTATAATAGCAGATCATTCAGGTATGTCTAACTCTGTAGATACAGTTAAAATAGATTACACTATAACTGTTAGACCCGTAAGCACTAACATAGATTTTCTAAAATCTCAATCTCTTTCTAAGTCAAAGATAGGTGCAACTGGTGCAGCTAGTACCGAAGCTGGACCTCCCGGTGCTTCTGTAACAGGACCTACAGGTCAAAGACAAACTACAGGTCTTGTATATAGAACTGTAACTGATAGCTCTATACCTACCTCACCAACAAATGCTAATAGTGAATACTCATTTACTTATAATAAGTTCTCTACTAATGGTACTAACGTAACTCTACCTACTGGTTGGTCACAAAATCCACCAGAAATAGATACAAATGATAACGACCCTTATTATCAGTGTACGTTTACAGCTACTGAAGCTACTAACGGTGGTACTGTTACAGAAACATTTGGTGGTGCAGTAAAAGTAATTACCTTTGATGGTATTGTAAAGTTTACTAATAGCGGTAACACTCTTTCGTCTACTGTAGGTGGTACAACTACACTACTAGTACCTCCTAAGATGTTTAGACAACCGGGAATACCGACAGCTGTATCAGTTGGAGATCTTTGGATTGATACAGATAATGATAATAAACTGTATGCGTCTAGTATCGTTGGAGCTAGTGCCATTGTTACTACTGGTGATGGTTGGTACTTATCTCAAGACGCAACAGCTGCTGGTGCTTTAGGCACTGCAGCTAACACACTTGCTCTAACCAAAGCCAGAGTGTTTAGAGATTCGTATGTATCTGGAGTATCAGGCTCTATACCTACTTCTATATCAATAGGCGATGTTTGGATTAACACTGGTACTAACCAAGGTAACAAAATGTATATTGCTGCTGCTACTGGATCAAATCAAATTGTAGCAAATGAATGGGTGCTATCTCAAGATTCTGCATCAGCATCCGCAGCAGCAACTGCAGCTAACGATGTTGCTGTAAGTAAAGCAAAAGTGTTTAGGCAAGATGGTGAACCTGATTCTAGTTCTGGTAGGTTGGCAGGTGATATATGGATTGACACTGATTCGGTTGTACCAAGTGGTAGTTCAAATCCCGGTACTAATACTTATGAGATGCATATATATGACGCTACAACTAGTGCTTGGATACGAGAAGATTTTGCTAAATTAATTAATAGTCGCACAACTACAATTGATGGTGGAAAAATAACAGCAGCAAGTATTTCATCTGCTCATATAGATGCTGATAAAATTGATGCATCTAAACTTACTTTAAATAGTGAATTGACTATAGAAAATAATGCTGGTATTAAGTCAGGAAAAAGTAGTGCTTCTGATTCTTCGATTGGAGTATTTTTAGGTACAGATAATAGTGGTAACTTTGCATTTGTAACGTCATCTGGTACTGCTGATTCTTCAAGTGCTGTGACTATATCTTCAGCTCAAACTATATTAAAGAATCCTGTTATACAAACAGGTACAGCAGTGGCAAATGCAGCAGAAACAAGGACTGATACATCTGGATCAAGTCCTGACGTAATAACTAATTTACCCTCTTACGAAGATGCTTCAAGTTCTACTAACCCTTGGCAGAAGCTTACAGTATCTGCTGTAGGTGGTGGAGGCGGTGGAGCTGCTGGTCAGGGTGGTAGTGGTACTGCTGGTACTACTACTTTAGTTAACATTGTTAGAACTGTAACTGGTAGTACTGGATCAACTGCGGCTGCTGCTAGAACTAGGGCAGAAAATGCAATGGCAGAAGTTCAAGTTGCTACAATAAATCTATCAGCGGCTGGTGGTGCTGGTGGTTCTGGATCAAGCGGAAGTTACTCAGCAGGTGCTGCGATAGGTACAGCTACTCTTGGTCTTGGAGCAGGTGGCGGTGGTGGTGCTGGTTTTGGTGGTACTATGAATGAGTTCTTTGGTGGTGGAGGTGGTACTGCAGGTTCATCCGATACTGTAATTATTGATATAAAGAACTTAAAAGAATTAGCTTGGGCAGCAGCAGGTCTTGAAACTGGCGTAACTGCTCCTACATCTGCAGATCCGTCTGGAGATAACTTACCTACAATAACATTTACTATTAATACAACTCAAATAGGTGGTGGTGGTTCTGGTGGAAGTGGTACTCGAAATGGTACTGCAGGTGGTTCTGGTGGTATGGGGTATGTAACAGAGTCAGGTGTATTAGCTCAGTTAAACTTAGATAGTTTATCTGGAGTGAGTGCACAGAACTCTCTAATACAGTTATCTGCTGATGGAGGTAGTAACCCCGACTTTACACTTGATCAAGCATCTGCTGAAACAATTAATTTTAAAGGTGGTACTGGTATAACTACTGCAGGAACTGGTAGTTCAGGTACTCCTGCAAATACTATTACTATTAACCTTGACAACGTATCTATAGCAAATGGTGGAACAGGATCTACCTCAGTATCTGGTGCTAGAACTAACTTAGGTCTTGGTACTATTTCTACATTAAGTAGTATAAGTAATAGTAACTGGAGTGGAACAGGTTTATCAATTGCTAATGGTGGAACAGGTGCTTCAACAGCTGATGCTGTTAGAGATGCTCTTGATATTCAAGTTATTATAGAACCAGAAAATTCTGGCACGCCAGATGCAATAGAATTTACTAACGCTAACGCTATATTTGTTGTACAATATTAACAGGAGAATTAAATGCCTAAGACATTTGTTAAAGATGGCAGTACTGTTAGAGAAGCAACTAAAGTATTTGTTAAAGATGGAAGCACTGTTAGAGAAGCAACAAAAATATTTGTGAATCAAGGTGGAACTGTTAGACAAGTTTATACTAAAGTAGTTTTACCATTTCAAATATACTTAAGAGCTACTTGGACAAAAACAGAAGGTGGATCAAATGGTGTTGGATTCACTGGAACTTTTACAAATACAACCAATATTAATACAACAGGTACGTTTGACCCTCAATCGGGTGACATACTTCTTTGTATGCAATCACAAACCAGAGCAAACTCAAGTGTTTCTGTATCTCAACATCCCACTTTAAATTCTAGTGGAGCAATGATTGCTATTGACAGTAGACTTGGTGTTACTTACCAAACTTCTGTAGATTATGGAGGTAAGCAAGGTGTTGTTACTACTACACACCGCCCAGTTTATTGTTTATCCTATAAAGTTCTTACTGGCTCTGATGCTTCTTATTCTGGGGCACAAGGATTTAACACTGGTGGTGAAGGTAATGTTATTACTTTTCAATTATATAGACCTGCTGCACCACTTTCAAACTCAAATGTTACTCACGTTGGTATTTCTAATCCCGGCACTAGTGCGTCTGCGTTAAGTAATCAAACAATTGCGGCACATACTACTTCAGATGTAGTCATACAATATGGGGCATCAGGTAATGCTTCTGGTATTGGAAGTAGTGCCAAGCAAACATTAACTGATCAATCAATGGGTGATTTACAAGGTCAAGGTGGAACAAGTAGATCAGGTTGTGCAGTAGTATCAGTTGTAAACACTGCTGCTAATGCCGCTGTAGGAATAGATCGTGGAGAATCAAACTATCTTCACTCAGGACAATTTAGGATAACAGAACCATGATACACAAATTAATTAAGGAATACAAATGAGAATGTTAGGACACGAGGAGCTAACCCTTAGATGGGGAGAATTAGCTCCAGAGATAGAGAAATCTTTACAGCATGGATTAGGGGATATGACTTCCTATGATTTGTACATTGAAGTTCTCAAAGGGATTGCCCAATGTTGGGTACTTGAGGAAGAGAATAAACTTAAAGCAGTAGCTATGACAAGAATACTAGAGTACACTAAGTATAAAGAGTTTGTTATAGTTACTACTACAGGTAAAGGTTGGTTCAAATATGGACTACCTATCCTAATTAAGTTTGAAGAGTTTGCAAAAGAGATGGGATGTAAATATGCATCTGTCTACGGCAGGAAAGGTTGGGCAAGAGCCTTGCCAAAAGAATATAAACAACCTTTTACGGTTTTAATGAAGGAGCTATAATATGTATTTTAACCCACTAAGTCCTACAATATGGACACAACATCCTAACGCTGCAGTACTCCGAGGTGGAGGAGGTGGAGGTGGAAAGCCATCTGTTGTCCATGCTTCTACAGGTACTCAAGTTACAGGCGTACCTGAATACTTACAAGACAATGTAGAAGCAGCTGCAAACGCAGCAACTGATCTATATGATGTTGGAGGTATGTCTCATGTTGAAGCTTTAACTCCTGAACAACAGGATGCTTATGATAGAAAACTAACACTTGGTGAACAAGGTGGAATGTTAGATCAACTTGGTGCTGATTCTTATGGGGCTGCTGGAGCTTATCGAGATGCTGCTGAAGGTACAGGTCTATTTGGAGCTAATGCTTTAGGAGATCAGATAACATCTATGAAAGATACAATAGGTGATGCACAAATGGCACAGCTAGGTCAGCTTCAAGGATCTGCCTCAATGGGTGGTGGACTAGGATCTGCAAGATCTCAAGCCATGAACTCAGCAGCACTATCAAAAACTGCTGGAGAAATGGGTGCAGCAGAGTTAGCTAATAGACGAGCATCATCTCTATCAGGAGCGCAAGGTGTTATTGGATCTGGTGATACTATTGGTAACCAGTTTGGTAAAGGCATAGCTGCAACTGAAGGTGTTGGGTCTGCAATACAACAACAAAATCAAAATCAAGCTGATGCTGGGTATCAAGGATTACAAAGATTGTTTGGTTTATATGGATCTCCTGCTATAGGATCACAAACAACAACTTCATCAGGAGGTAAGTGATGTCAGATATGTTATCAGGTGGGGGAGGAACTCCATTAAAACTTAATACAGGTGGCCTAGTTAAACATCTATCAGAGGGATCAAGTGCCCTTACAGAAGAAGAAAAGAAAAGAATATTAGAACTATACTCATCATTTAGTCATGAAGGTAATTTAGTAGAGGGTGGACAAGGTGGTAATGCATCGGCTGCAATAGCTGATTATCTTTCAGGACCTCTTAATAATAAAAAGAGTTCTTATGACACAACGTATGAATCAGGTGTTTCTGAAGACGATGGATCTGATGGAGATGGTAGTGTCGATGGAGATGGTAGTGTCGATGATGGAGATTATAGTCATCTCCTTACACCAAGTGGTACACCAATGCCGGGACATCCTGATTACGAAGCATGGATGACAGCTGGTGGTGGTGGTGATGGTGCATATAATGATGCTGGTGAATGGACTGGTAGTGGATCAGGTAATGAAGGTCATACAGGTAATATAGGTGGTTACACTTCTTGGTCAGATATGTGGGATGGAGGAGGTGCTGGTAAATCTGGTATCGACTTTGAAGGTGGACCATTATCAAAGATGTTTAACAAGTTAGGGTTTCAACCTAAAGGTTACAAAGAGACAGCTCTAAAGAACTTTGAACAAAAACCAACAACTAAAAACTATGAAAAGTTAGCAGCAATACGAGCAAAGGAAAGAAAGGCTAAAGAGGAACAGGCAAAGGCAGATAAAAAGACTACAGAAGAAATCAAAGTAAGGATGCAAGTACAACAAGCGTTGGGCGATGGAGGTCCTGAAGGTGGATCTGTCGGAGATTATAGTGGTGGATATAGTTATGGTGGTCCCGGTAATGAAGGACCATCTTATAGTGGACCTGATGGTGGTGGACCTTCTGCTGACTATGGTGGTGTAGGTGAAGCTGGAAGAGGTGGAGGAGCAACAGGTAAAGCACAAGGTGGTTATATTGAATATAAAGATAGTGGTGGATTTGCAGGTAAAGATAATATTTGGAATTCTAAATATAGCTTAGACACACACCAGTACGAAGGTGGTAATGAGGGACCATTGAGAGGTTCTAATACTAATGTACCACAAGGAGAAGATAGTCTTCTTAAGCAAGCCGGAGATTATGGTAAGAAAGCATTACTAGGTACTGCTTTTTCAACTGTCTTAGGTCCACTTGGTGGAGTAATGGCTTCTCTGTTTGCTAGTAAAGGTGGACCTGTTGGTCAACCTAAATATTTAAAACATGGTGGACCAGCGGCTGGACCATTATCATCTACAAAAACAAAACTTCAAATGGCAAATGAGATTCAAGATAATGATATGAATATAAAGAAAACAAAGTTTCTTGCAGATGAGGCTCGTAAAACAGAAAGACATAATTTAGAGATGAGAAAAAGAGAAGCATCATAAAGGAGAAGTTATATGAATAAACCCCTTCCATCACGTAGACACCCCGGTAAACCTGAGGGGTCTGATACAGTACCTGCTTGGCTAACCCCCGGAGAATTCGTTATGAATGCTGAGGCTGCTCGTATGTTTTCTTCTGAGATACAGGCAATGAATGACAGAGGTAGAGTGGTACAGAAATCACAGGGTGGTACAATACCTCAGGGTTCTACTGAGCCTATACCTACAGTACCACCTCCTAGTAATGCTTATGCTGAAGGTGGAGTGGCAAGATCTTTAGTATCATCAAGTAATGGTATGCAAACTTCTTTAATACCTCGTCCACATCCAGACCCAAAAGGAGAAAACCCTAAATGGATAAAAGAATTAAGGGATTTCGAAGAGTATAGAACTAAAGTATATATGGTTAGAGGTGTACCTCATATTGGTATTGGTCACAAGCTACCTATGGAATATGCAAAGAGAGTGGGTGAAGAATTATATACTCATAACGAAATAGAAAATCTTTTTAAAGAAGATACAAGAATTGCTATGGATGATGCAAGAAGTAATATTAATAACTTTGATATATTACCTGAAGAAGTACAAGGTGCATTAACACATCAAGCATTTCAAATGGGAAAAGGTAAGCAAAAAAAGTTTAAAGAAATGATTAAAGGTTTTAATGATGGTGATTATAAGAAAGCTGTCTTTGAAGTCTTTAGTTCAAATTGGGCTAAACCTAAAATAGGAACACCCAAAAGAGCTAACTATTTAGCAAGTGCAATACAACGAAATCTAATTGGGCCAACGTCTGATCCAAGAGGTGATGGTGTGATTGCTGATCCAATCCCAAAAGAGGAAGAAGGAATGAATAATTTTAGTAAAGGTGGCAAGGTAAGTTACCTAGGTTCTGGTTCTAGTTGGGGTGATTGGGTTTCTGGTTTAATAGATTCTTTTAATCCATTCGATGACGATGAAGAGTATCCTACAGGGTACACACAAGGTGTTCAAAGGAAAGAAGAACAATGGGGTACTCCTCCAGTTTCATCTAGTACAGATGCAGAAACCTTAAACAATCAAATGATACAGGGAATGAAGAACAAAGCATTCAGAGATCAAGAGCCACCAATTCCAAAAGATGATGCACCAATGGACCCTGATGAATTTAATAGATTTAATTGGGAACCAAAGCAGAAATACATTTCCCCTGAACGTAAAGAAGAGTTTAGAGAAAGAGAAGAACAATGGGGCACACCTCCTAATGTCAATGCTGATTTAATGGAAGGAGATCGGTTTAATCAAACAGGCTTTACTATCCCTGAACCTTCTTATGTTTCCCCTTCAGCTAAAGAGACTTTTAGAAAAGCAGAAGAACAGTATGGGGGAGGAGATCAACTACAGCCTGTTGGCGAAGGTATGGACTCTGATGAATTTAATACTGGCACTTACGTACCACCAGTAATGAGGGAAGAAATAACATGGCCTGTAATACAGGACTCAGCAACAAAAGATTTAGAGGTCCCTGTAATACAAGAGGCTCCTGAATTAAAGTGGGGAGATCCGGGTTATGGTACGCAACAAGCTAAGAAAGGATGGGATTCAGTCTTTGGTGGTGATGATGATGTAACTTCAAAAGATGATAACAACAACTCAATAGATAAAGTAATATCTGAAGTAGCTAAAGGACCAGAGGATAGTCAAGGGTGGTTTGGACCTAATGGATCTATAGCTAACTGGTTAAATAGTAAGAAAGCAAAAGACGCTGATGAACTAGCTAATGAAAATGATGATACAGTTGGTGCATTTAAAAAAGTAGATTGGGAAATGTTTTCAAATATGTATAAAAGGATGTCTAAAGCTAGTCACCAAAATGCCATAGAAGGTCACAGTGAAAAAGTTATTAAGTTAGAAAAAGAAAATGCTGAGATACTTAATAAAATTACTAAAGGTAATGCAGATGGAACTCTAACACCTTATGATCTTAAAAGATTTCAAAAAAGAATAGATGATAACCATGTTAAGATACTTTCACATCAGGAAAAAAGTAGATCGATAAAGGCAAGACTTGATGCTGGGACTACAAAAGAAATATCAGAGTTATTAGAACGAAGAAAAAGAACTAATGATCCAGCTATGTTAAAAGCAATGGATAATACAATAGATGCATTAGGTCAAAGCGTTACAGCTATCAGTAATAATTCTGATATTTATAAAGGTGATGATGATGGAACTATAAAAGATAAAATCAATATTAATAACGACTCAGTTGGAACTGTAACAGCTGTAACAAAAGCAGCTAATGAGGCAGCTCTTAATACAGCTACTGGTACACACTTAGGTGCAGAGTTTACTCAAGAAGATAAAAAGAAATATGAAGAAGCTCAAAAGATAAAAGAAGATAAAGCCTTAGCATTATGTAACTCTACAAAAGCTAAAGAAATTCCTCAAGGATTTATTGAACAAGGTAAGTCAGCTTTGCAAGAAGCTTGGGGTGAATTGTTTGATCCTAAATCTTTAGCTAGAGCTGCTATACTATATTGTGCTGGTAGACTTACAGGTATGTCACCTAATCAAGCAATGGGTTTTGCTGGTAAAATTTATCTAAATGATATAGCTGCTGGTGCAGCAAAAGATAAACGTCTAGCTCATATTAAAAAACTTAGAAGCGTTGGCAATTACACAGAGGCATCTTTAGAACTCTATAGAGTAACTGGTAAGACATCTGACTTAATGTTAAAAGGTGGCTCTCCATATATGCAAACAAAAGAAACTCAACTTACTTATCTTACTAGAGCAACTGCAAAGAAATTAGGATTACCTCAAAGGTTAATGCTAAAAGGATACTCAAAAGGTAAGGGAGAAAATAAAGAGACAGGATGGCTACTACCAAACGGTCAGCCTGTAGATATAACAAACCCAGATATCTTTGTTCAAGATCATAGTCTTGTACCGGGGAGTGATCTATATATAGCTAAGAGTGATAAACTGTATGATGATTTTGAAAAACGTATTACTAGCTTTTTGGAAACACCTCAGTATATGGAAGTTGCTAAAGATAAGAAGGGTAAGAAAACAGATAAGATGCAGTCTGTATTTGGACATTATAATTCTGGTGCAGCTGCTCAACACTTAACTAACTATGCATTAACACATGGTTTAGATAAAGATACAACTATGAAAATTGCAGAAATGGCTTTGGCTAATGCTGCAGCACATAAAAACAAACAGACTATATTTAATATATTTGGACCTGATGCGGAGTTTATGGATTCAGCATTTATTCAGATCAGAATTGGGAGTTCAGATGCATTTGTAATAGAACCCGGAACATCCAAGAAAAGGACTAAGTACGATGACCCTGTTAATATAACAGCTGTGATGACTGCCCTTAGAGATACTAAAAAACCAAATGGTGATTTTGTATTTGAAGATGCGAACAGAGGTGCAGACCTTGTTGAATTCTCTACTAAATTAATGTCAGTGTTACCAGAGGATACATCAGGAGCTGTCTCTTGGCCTGAATGGAAGAAAAGCTTTGTAAACAAAGGTGAAACTGGTGCATACGAAAGTGATAATGATGTATACACTATTCCAGATGATCTTAAAAAGAAAGGTCTTACAGCAGAGCTAGCAAAAACAGTTAAACAATTTCATAATGATAAAACGGGACAGGCTGGAACAGCTGGCTACAGTGAGTTCTTATTGTTCTTACTATGGAAGACACAAGAAGCAAGTATTTTTGCTGCTCGTGCTGCAGAAATAACTAATTAATACTATACAAGGAGATCAAGATGGAGTGGATTAATCAAATCAATTTAATGACAGCCCCCACATTGGGAGAGGAAAAGTTAAGTGATGATGATCAAGGAACCATTACAACAACTGCACCTTATTGGGTAGACGGTGACACACTAGATAAGGATGGTGTAAGATATAGGCTAGCAGGTTTTGATACCCCTGAAATACAAAAAGTTATTATGGAGGGTAAAGATGCTGGTACACATAAGTTAGGTACTCCCGGTGGTCTAGCAGCTGTTGGAATACTTTCTAAACTAGCAGCTGATACTGGGTACACTAACCTTGTACCTGTGTTAGATGCTAATGGTAAACCACAGAAAGATGTTTATAATCGTATCCTTGCTAACCTTGTTAACGATGCAGGAGAATCATTCAGACAAAAAGTTTTAGAAGGTGGAGTAATGAATGTCGGAGCATACTCTTCGAATTTAGATACTGTTATCTCTGGTATGGGTGTACTAGATAGACTTAATAATCCTAATAGACCTATTGAAGATGAGTGGGATCAAGCTCGTTCTGATATTATTGAAGCTGAACTTAGAGATGGTAAGTACTCTCTAGGTTTAAGGAAGACAGCAGAAACAGAAGCTGAGTTAGCTGCTGCTAATGAAGCAGGTTTTGAAGATTTCTATCAACAATCTACAGTTAATATAAGATCAAGAGATCGTACTCTAACCAATGAGTCTTTACATCCTCTTAAAGATTCCTTTGCACAAGGGTGGTATGGAGTGTTGGAAGGAGGTGCTGGTTTCCTTGAAGCTATTGGTGAAGGTGCAGACCTAGAGACATTAGCTGACATAGGTGAAGAAGGTGTCTCAAGATATAGAGCTAAACTAGATGAGTATGGTACAACCTTAACAGACTTCAGAGATATTGAAGGTTTCTGGTCAGGTATTAGATGGTTAACTAATAACGGTGCAATATCAATTCCATATATGGCTGCTACAGTTGGTGGTCTTGTACTTGGAAACATTGCAACTCCTGTATTAGGAACTATTGGTGGTGTTGCTTTTGGTCTTACTGCACCTGCTGCAATATTTGCTGGTAATACTTATAACGAAATGGAGGGGGAGAAAAGTACTAGTGCTGCTCTACTTTCAGGTGTTGTTCAGGCAACACTAGATAGATTAGGTTTACATGCTATCTTTAGAAAAGGAGTTATGCCAAAACAGTTAATTGATGAAGCAGTAGAAGCGTTAATTAAAAAACAAGATGCTAAGATACCAACTGCAATTAGAAGAAATATTGCTGAAGCTCAAGTAGCTCAGGCATCTAAGAGGGAGATGGCAGCGTTTGTTGGTGATGCATCTAAGATAGCTAAGAAACAAATAGCTGCTAAAAATCTTTTTAAAATGTATGGTATGAGACTTACTGCAGGTGGAGGTGCTGAGTCATTAACTGAAACAGGACAAGAAGTTGCAAATTATTTAGCTGCTACACATGGTTCTGATAGACCATTTGATATGGAAGAATTAAATAGAAGAGTGATACAAGCTGCTGTGACAGGTGGCGCATTAGGTATGGCATTCTCTACACCAAGTGCTGTTAGTAACCATGTTGCATGGGCTGATGTTGCCTTTGGTAAGACAGCTTCGGATGGTACTGAAGTGGGTTGGTCAAATCAATTTGCTGAAAAATATAAAAAGAAATGGGGAGTAGGAACTCTCCCAACTAATGAATCAAATGCATCTTTTGCTAGTGAAAAAGTAAAAGAAGAAACTAATAAGATTGAGACTAGGGCTTGGGAAATATTAGAAAAGAAAAATAAGAAGAAGGGTGGAGCTACAGTACAGCGTAATCCAAAGACAGGTAAATTTCAATCACTAAATACTAAATCAGATTATGATTGGACGAAAAAGCCAGTAAGCTCTGGAGCACCACCAACATTTACTAACACCTTATCAAAAGATACTTTCACTAAGGAAGAATATCAAGATGCTTATGATCAAGCAGCTGAAGAGCTTGGGTTTAGAAGTATAGTTAAAAGAGCTGACGATCATAGTCATCTTCAAGAAGCTAAGGGTGGTACTAATAGAGTAGTTGAATCATTAAAGATGTTCCCTAAAATGTTTAAGAGTAGTGTTAACTACACATTTAATAAAGACAGACTTGATGCAGGTGGTGATGCAGCTGTTGAATTAAGAGATATAGTAGGGCTTGGAACTAGTAAAGTTTTTAATGGTTCCGCTTGGGAGTCTGATAAGATTGCTCAAATGAATAAGATGTTATCTATAACTATTAGTCCTGTAGAATACTATATGATTATGTTAGGTAAGAACCAAAAAAGAACTCAAAAGAATATGAATAAAGCTAGTGAAGAGTTATCTAAAATTTGGTGGTCTGCTGTAGATAAGAATGGTGATTTTAATCCAGACTTAATACCTGATACAAATCCTAATAAAGCTTTTATTGTTTTAACTATAGAGAGAATGAACTTAGCATCAGATAAAAGTCTTGAGAAACAAAATGATCAAGCTCTAAAAGATGCTACAGTTAATGGTATACCTGATCCAAACTTTAAACCTATAGAAAAAGAAAAGAATTATTTCTTAAAGCGTAAAGAAGTGGATGCAAATATAGTTAGGAAACTTAAACCAGAATTTATTAAAGCTCTTATGACTAATGGTAAGACTGAAACTGAAGCAAATGAAATGTATGAAGCAGTAGTTACTAAAGGTATTCTTGATTTAGATGAAGCTTTCTCTGTAACCCAAGGTGAAATTAGCCCCGGATATAAGCGAAGTAGATCTCTTAGGATGTCTGAGAAACCAGAATTCAAACCTTTCTTAGAACAGAATATATTTAAAAACGTAGAGACATATGCAAAAAGTCAAGCTCGATATCTATCACATGCTAAATTCCTAGGTAAGGATGCTAGGATAATATCTCAAAAATTAAATGAGATAGAGAAGAATTTCTTACCAGCTTATGGGAAAGATAAAGCTAAACTAGAAGTTGATAGGATGGCTTTTGAATTACATAATATTTTTAACGCTGAGTCAGGAAATTATAAACGGGCTAAAACAAAGGATGGTAAAAAAGTAGAGTCAATTACAAGAAGTTATTTATTAGTTACTACCTTAGCTGGATTATCTTTATCTGCTATAACCTCTTTCGTTGAGCTTGCTTTAACAGGTAGGTCATTTAGAGCTGAACAAATTGATACTGTGTTAAGAGCACAAGGTGTAGAGCTTGCAACTTTATTAAAGAGAGGCATGGGAGAGATTGCTAATGTAGCTAATAAGGCAACTGGAGCCACACCACATCTTGAAACTGCTATGTACTTAAGTAATGGTCAACGCATTATTAATCTACTAGGGTATGGTGATTATTCTTTAGGTGCTGCAACAACAACAGGTGTTACTGAGATTAATGTTTGGCAGCAGAATATAATGAAGGGGTTCTTTAAATGGAATGGTCTTCAAGGTTGGACAAACTACACTCGTGCTGTTAGAGCTGCAATCGCTACTGATTTTATTAATGATAAATTAAAAACTATAGCTGATTACTCTTACTTAGTTCAACAAGATAATTTAGAAGTGGGTAAGCCTAATGCTGCAGACATAACACTTTCAGTTAATGATGAGATTGTTACTGCAGATGGTAGATCTTTTAGTAGTTTAGATACAAAAGAAATTGATATCATTACTAAAGAAGTGACTCAAGCTAAAGAGTATCTACGTAATCTAGGTATGGATGTTGAAACATTTGTAGATTTCTATATGAGATATCAACTGAACATAGAAGCAAGAAATCGTGAACAGTATAAAATAATTGCTAATCCTAAGTCATCACAACGAGCTATTGTTGATGCACAAAAAGCTATTATTGCAGGGAATGCAGAAGTAAATAAGACAAGTGATATTCTTATCGATAACTCTAATGATTTATACTACTTAACTCCTGACGAATTAGAGTTTAGGAATGATCAGTTAAGAGAAGCAGTCTTTAATTTTGTTAATGAAGCTGTTGCATTACCTATGGCTATGAACAGACCATTGATCTATCAAGATCCTAGGTTTGCTTTATTCACACAGTTCCAAGGGTTCATGGCTACGTTTACAGCTAACCACCTAAAGAAAATGTGGGATGAAGGAGTGGTTAGAGGGTCCCCAAGTATGAGATACAGTACATTTATTACTGTAGGAAGTATGATCATGTTAGGATTTGCTTCACAAGCTTTAAAGGATTGGATTAAATATGAAGATGGTGAGAATGAATACTTAGATAACGCACAGTGGATTCAACGTGGAGTAAGATCATCTGGATTACTTGGTACTTATGAACGTGTTATAGATCAGTTCATGCCTTTATACCCTCAAGGTAAACGTGGGGATACTACAATAGGTAACTGGGTACTAAGTTCAGTTGCTTCTGAATCTCCGGGCATTAGTAACTTAAAGAGAATGATAACTGGTACATCAGATATTGTATCAGGTGATATTAAAAAGGGAACTAAGAAATGGTTTCAATCTGCTCCTATAGTAGGGTCAGTGAATCATATGACTGATAGTGCATCAGATGCAGTGGCGAAAGTTATAGGGAATGTAAAATTTTAAGGAGTAAATCATGGTAGCAAAAGCCAGTACATCAGCAAGTCAAGGGATTAATAATAGTATTCTAATAGATCCTCTTGTTAAGCTAATGCAAAACAGTAAGCCAAGAACAGCAACTGGTAATGACGTAACAGGTAAGACTTTTCAACGGTTGATGGGTACTCCTGATGTTTCTTTTAGAGGGACTGAACCTTTAGACACTGTTGCAAAGGGAGATACTTTACCAGCTGTAGAGATTCAAGAAGGATCTGGACCCCAAACAGCTATGACTATGGATGAGTTAATGAATCGGGCATTTCCAGCTGTCACTAATCAACAAGCAGCTGAAGAGTATGCTAAAGTTGATACTAGTCCAGAGAATGCAGCAAATATTTTAACACGTAATCAAACTGAGTATGATAATAATTCTGATAAAGATTCTATAGGTTCTTTCACAAGACACTCTGATTCATTTACACCAATAGTATCTGAGGGGATGTTAAAGAGAATAGATAGTGTGGTAGATTTTGTTAATAATCCTGCTAACTTAGCTGGTAAATCATCGACAGTTACAGGACTTACCCCACCTTCTAGTATCTCAGTTGATCCAAGAGTGAAAGGGGTTAAGACTATACCTGTTGCAGATGCAAAACCTGAAGAGATAGCTCAGACTGTCAGAGATAATATGAAAGTTAAAGGAAATGATCCGGGATCTTTAAGATCTGCTTTGTATTCTTTAAATGCTGTGAAGTCAATCGACTTAGGTCATGTAATTAAAAGGTTTACTTATAAAGGTACAACTGATGGGAAAGTATTAGATCCAAAGACAGACAAGATTGAAGGTCCGGATATTAATGTAGACTCTTTGGTTCCGGGAGATCAATTTTTACAGATAGCTTCTATCAATGCAGAAGAATATTTTGCTGGTACAATAAACTCAGACGCATCTACTGCTATTGAGAAGACGGGTAGTGGTAAACTATTACCTCAGGTATCTAAGAATCAATCTAGTGAAGCTCTTGGTACAAAAATAATAGAAGACTATAGGAATGCTACAGGTCAAAGTATTGAAAAGGATATAGTGAAGGAAGAAGCTGTTGCTATAGGGGATTTTGCAAAAACTATATATCAAATAACACATCCTGATCTTGTAAGAAGATTCTCAGGTAGTCATAAAGGTGTACAAACAAGGTTTCAATTAACCCCTGAAGGACATCGTAAGATCAACAGTCCAGATACTTCAGCGTTCAGGAGAAGAATGTTAGGTGGTAGGGTATCTAGACCTAGGGTTGATAGACTGGTGAATTCTCTAGACGTTGGTAAGATCAGAGGTAAATCAAAAGGTCAGCTATTTTCTAAAGCATCTAATGAAGCAACTGATTATTTTAATAATGTTCCTGTTGTTGTAGATAAAAGAAGATTGAGTTTATTTATGCAAACAGTTATTCCTTTCTTAATGTCTAGACCAGATTCAAGAAATTATATTGCAACTTATGTATCGGCTGTTGCTTTTAATCCTGAACTCCTATGGAAACTAGATATCTTAGGTATTGGTTCTACTAAGGTTGCAGACATTGAACTATCTATTAAGCAACAGATAAGCAAGAATAAAGGTAGAGTTAAAAAAGGTTTACCTGAAAAACCTGTTGATGATAAAACTCATGAGTATGATAAAGCTGTCCTTGAAGTACTAGAAACAGTAAAGGTTTTAGCTATGGAAAGTGATGGAATTAAATATTTTAATCATGCAAGACAAGGATACTCTGGAAGAATAGATGTTACAGAACTATACTTTAATTACTTATCTAATAAAATAGTAAGGGCTATGATAAGAAGCCCAAATGTATATGTAGTTAGAAAAGGTAATAGAGCAGAGGCAAATCTTAGACAGATGTACGCTATGATTTTAACAGAGACTGATGTAACTTCGTTAGATGATGTGATCGAAGCATATGAAAATACTTTTGCTGCAATGGGTGTGAAAAAGGTTAAAGGATCTGAAGCTTTACCAATGATAAGAGAGCGGCTTTTAGATCAACACTCTAATCTATTAGAAGGATGGGGAGAAAGATTAAAACTTGCATACAATGTAACTCCTGAAGGTATGGAAACAAATGTTGACCAAGTAAGAGAAGAGATATTAAAAGATAATTCAAGTGCAAGTGATGTATTTAAGAGACCAACATTTCCAAAGCTTCCAACTGTTGAACTAGATCCAGTAGAAGATCTTGATTTAATTAAAGCAATAGCTGCTAAAGGTATGGATGGTTTACTATTTATTGAAGGACTTATGGAGTTCTCTGACTATGCTAAATGGAAAAGATCAAGCGATGGTAAACCTTTCTATGGTAAGTTTAATAGTCATACCGATGGTAAGACAAGTGGTGTAGCTATTTTAACACACCTACTTGGTAACCTAGATATGAGTTATCTTACAGGTATTAACAGGAAAGGTGTCTCAAATCTAACTGATAGAGGTGATGTTCGAGATCAACTGCAGCATCTTTTATATGAAAACTTACAAAGTAATCCTGTAGATACATGGGAAGATCTTCCTTATATCGAAGACGTACAAGGTGGTAATAGTAAGGAAGCTTACATTGAAACTCTAAAGACTATTGCTCTTAGTGTTTTTAAAGATAGGGAAATGCATAAGTATTCTATTATGAAAACTCCTTATGGTGTAGAATTCTTTACATTAAAAGCTGATGTACAAAAAACAGTAGATTCTATATACCAAAAAGCTATTACTGATCGTGAGTTAAAAAATCCAGATGGCTCTATAAGGGTAACCCCTGAGCAAGAGATGTTTATAGATGCTTATGAGAGACTAAATAACAGTGACCTTTTAGAACCATCTATAACAGTAATACATTCTAACTATATGCAAGGGTTGAATGAGATACTTAGTGATTTTGTTTTAGAGTATAAAAGTATTGCTAGATCTTTTACAAAGATAAGTCAGGCTATTAATACACCTATTCCAATTAAGTCTATGTCGGGTACTGATTTAATGATATCAACAAAAAGTTCAGGAGGACATGAAGAAGCTAATGCACCTCAGAAAACTACGATAGCTGGTAAAACTTATACAGTAACTCATTATAAAACTATTGAAGATATGAGTGCAACACCTAATCAAATTAATGAATTAACTGGAGAGAATGAAGGTTTCTCTGGGGGTAAAGAGTTTAGTTCGGCAGTTGCTATGTTAATTCATGGTGTTGAAGCAGATATAATTGCTAAAACAGCGTCAGGTAAATCATTAGAGAGATTGAAGATGGCTCATGGGGAAAGCCCAAAAGGTATATCTAACTCTTTCTTTTTACCTATATTTGATGCAGCATTGGTTGACATAGGTTCATATGATACAGTTGTTAGAGAGTTAAATAGAAACTTTGATAGTGCATTAGACTATAATCCATTTGAACAAATGCATACGTCAATGACTACAGCATTCAATAACTATATTGATTCTTTAAATATAACAGTACCTGAAGTTGTTACTTCTCAAGATGCTGCAACTCCTTTAGTTCGTAAGCGTCCATCAACTGATCTATTATCTGATAGAGAGAAAGCTTTTATTGTAGATTTAGTTTCTTTTAATAGTCTGAATGACAAAGAAGTTTTAAATACGTTACAGTTTAACACAGATAGTAATATGTTTGAAAAGAAAGTTAAAGGATTAAGGGAGACTGTAGTTTCTGGTTCTGATATGAAGTTTAAAAAAGAATCTTCTTTAGTTTCATCTCATAAGTCTGAATACTTTTTAGCTTTAGATTCTTTAAATGATAGACATGCTAAGATAAGGAAAGATCAAGAGAAAGCTTTTTCAAAACTGTTTAATTTCTTATACAATGGTGATTATAATTTTGATGTATCAAAGGAACAGCATCGTGATTTTATATATAACAGTTCATTAGTTACTGCTGCAGAGTTAGATGTTAATTTCTTAAAGCAATTCTTACGTCTGTATAGAGACTACCTATTTGGTGGTAGTTCATTTGAGAGGTTAAGGAACTTTACAAACATGACTGAAGAAAATAAAATATTATTAAGAAAAGAAATAGAAAAGAATGGCTATCCAATATCTGATAGGAATGGTAAAAGAGTTTCTACAAGTTTAAACTACTACACAATTTAAAAAAAAAGACCCCACTAAGTTTCCAATTAAGGATTCCTAGTGGGGTTTTTTATTTATTTTTATGTTGCTTCAGGTAGTAAACCTTTCTTAGCTAACAGTATTCTGATATCTCTTTTAGCATTTTCTTTTAACTCTTTTGCTTTTCTTTCTTCTGTTCCATTCTCTATGTTTTCATTATAAATTAAATCTAACATAGCATCATTTATTTTTGGTGTATTCGCTACACTAGGATCTAGATTATACATTTCTACATACTCTTGATCCTTTATATCAGCACCTCTTAGTGCTAAGACATTATATTCTATTGACATAAGTTCCTCCTATGAAAAGAAATAGTCAGACTCTTGGACATCATTGATATCTAAGTTACCTAACTGTGGTTGTTGTACATCTAGACCCTCATGGTCTTCAGATATTAGTTCTTCTTCAAGCCAGTTATAAAAGTTTTCTTTATCATACATATCTATAAAGACTACCTTAGTTATTCCAAGAAGATGTTCGACATCACATGCATGGGTAGAGAAGCTATCATGTACTGCACCAAACTCTCCATGCCACTGATCTACTACTAGAGCCATGTGACTTGCATCGAGTGAGTGTATTACATTTGGTGATATACCACACAAGAATCCTTGTATGTCAGGGTATATAGTTGCTGCTTGAGCAACATGATTAATACCTTGGTGACCACCACTAGATTTCTTGAACCCTGCAATAGTACCTCTACCTTTCTTACGTTCCATTCTAAACTTTGTGTACTCAACATCAAAGCCAGATGGTGTAGTCCATTTGATTCTATCGGAACCATTACCATGTACAAGTACTGATTTATATTTAGATGTAAACTTTACAAGTGTGTTTAGTTCTTCAATCTCTTCATCAGTAATGTCTTTTGTTTTAAATAGTTCTGATCTTCTTTTAACAGCTTCTTTATAGTCATCACCTGCTACCTCTCCATCTTCATTAACCTTATTAAACTTACCAAGTTCATACTTAGCAAGCTCTTGAAGGTAACTCATAGTCTGTAGAGGACCGGGACATACATTGTTGATTGCTTTTATTAATACCTTAGCAAATTTATTACAATCATCTTGAGTAATACCATACTCTGTATGATAATCTTCAGCTTTACAATCAAAGAACATATTTTCAGCTATCTTCTTAGCACCTGCTGAGTAGGCACGGGTCATACTTCCACGTTTAGTTATACCTTTACGTATACTTTTCATAGGCATTCGACTTAATATGTTTACTAATCTTTCATCATCTGTAAGACTGATAAGTTCTTTTGCAGTCTGTACATAGAAGTCTTTCTGTATGTTGCTAGGTATTAACCCTACAAGATCTCCTGTTTGTGTGTCTTTAGATATTGCACCAAGATGCTGCCATCCATTATTAGATCCATCTATAGGTATAGGAAGATGAGACATGTAAATTCTTTTATCTTTTACAGCCTTGTGGTAATCTGCCCACTCAATACAACAAGCTAAGAATGTCACTATCCTTTCTGCTGTCGTATCTATCTCACCATTTATCCCTATGTCTACAATGGTATCCATATGCTCATTAACCCATCGTACTCTGTCTTCTAGTGTCATTTTGTCTACTGATATATCATCTAGACCTTCACCTTCTAAGAACGATTTGTAGTTTGTTTCACACCAATCTGGTATTTCATTGATCCCGAAGCTTTCATTGTAACTTGATGCTGTATGCACTGCTAACCAAAACAAACCTTCTTGTGTCATAGGTTTAGCTCTTGCGAACTTTAACATTCCACGAGATATGTCTGACCCTTGATAGTTTAGGAATGGTTCTTTGTAGTACAAGCGTCCTCTATAGTCAGCATCGAGGTACTGATAGAATACATCTTCATCTTTTAGTATGTTAGCTTTAGCTATAATGAAACTCCATTCTAATGCTTGGCTTCTACGCTTTAATTCTTTAGCATCATTATTTTCAAATGGTATTGAACTAGAGAATACTTCTTTATTCTTTTCTATTATCTCTAGTACTCTTCTGTTAATTCTCCACCCAGAGTTTTGTAATTTATTTATAGTCCTTATGTATGGCCTATCTAACTCTAAGTAATCCTTACCTGTTCTTCCTTTTATTACAGGGAATTGTATTGATCCAATACTCTGCATCATACTATTAATACTTCTTGGAGGAGTAATAGATGTGTGTATTAGACTTACTCTAGAAAACATTTCGGGTATGTCTGCTAGTTCTACCCACCTAGCTGTTGCAGATACTATGTAACTAGTATTTCTAGTCTTTGGATAATAGATATCTACAAAGCCACAGTGGTAGAAACCCTCAACAAATAGATCGCCCAATCTTATTTGATTGAGCCAAGTAAGTTCTCTATTCAGATACCTACTTATTTCTCTACCTATCTTAGATGATATGTTAGTTAGGTTGGCTGTACCTACAGGATTAGAACTACTACTTGTTGTAAATAATATTTGTATAGTTTGTAGAGCTGACTTTACAAACTTTTCCATATCATCTTCATAGTTTTTATCATACTGTAGGATGACAGCACCAGTATTTGCTTTAGGGTTTTTACTATTTATATTCCTCACTTTATTAATGAGGTATTCTGTAACCTCATAAAAAGGTTTCATATATTATACTCCTACTGCTTGAAATTCAAAACCTCCAGATTCACTTAGTCTACCAGTCTCATGATTATAGATAGAAGATCCAGCATTACCTGTAAGCCCTGTAAATCTAGACTTAAGTACTCTAAATCTTATAACATTACGTTCTGTATCATCTTCTGCTATCAAGTTTCTAGCGAAGCTTACAATATCAAATGATATTTGTTTGATAGAACCTGATCCTTTGATGTCATCAATGGAAGCAAGCTTACCTTCTTCGAAACTTTTAGTACCACCTTGTGCTTTACGTAAGTGTGAGATAAGACCTAACCATATGTTGTGTCTTTTAACAATCTTCAATAGATCAGACATAATCTTATCTACTGCTTCATTACCTGACAGTCCTTCAGATCCCTCAGAGACAGCTATAGTAATGTGATCTAACACGAGGTACTTACAACCCATCAACGCCATGTACTCGATCTTCTCTATGAGACTGGAGTCACTTACAGAACCTGCATGATCTAATAGTATTAATCTTTCACTACCAAATACTTTATCAAAGGCTTGTCTGCTTTCTTCTTCTGTTACATTGTCTGGATTATACACAGATTTTCTTAGTTGCATAGAGATAAACTTCTCTGCTGTATCACCAATAGATTCTTCGAGAGATATGAGACCTATCTTATCATTAGTTTTGTTTAGTAAGTCTAGTATTATTTCTTTAATAACAGTACTCTTACCACTACCAGTGCCACTAGTGAATAGTGTTATCTCACCATGTCTTATACCTTTTAGTTTTTGGTTAAGACCTTCTAAACATTGAGGATATGGTACAGATTCCACGAGTTGTCTGTCTTTAAACTGACTCCAGATCTGTTCACCTACCACAATACCAGCAGGTGACCAAGGTTGTGCATCCCATATGCATTTTTGTAATGCCTCTTCACCTAATTCAATTAAGACGTCACATGCGTCCTTCCTAGGTAGTGAAGCAACTCTTACCTTACCTACACCTATCATCTTAGCTACAGCCGATGTACAGGCTTCTCCTGCTTCGTCTTGATCAAACGCTAGGATAACAGTTTCAAACTTATTTATCCAACTTCTTTGCTCAAGTATTACTTTTGTAGCAGATGCAGAAGGTATAGATACACAAGCAAAGAATCTATTATATTTCTTGTAGAAAGCTTGGGACACTGCCATAGCATCTAACTCACCTTCAGTTATGATTAACATTTTATTTCCACTTGCTACATTTTGTCCAAACAATTCTACGTTTGAAAAGTTACCATGTATTCTGAAATCTTTAGGTAGTATTCTTTCTTTATAGGCTACTACTTGTCCTTTCTTTGTATAAGGGTAATAATGTGATCCCGGATTTCCATCAGGGGTTGTTGACATTTTAACATCAAAATGATCTATTACTTCCTTACATAAGTTACGACTAGATATAGGGTAACTAGAATAATTAGCAATGTCGGTGATGACATTAGTATTTGTATAGGTGATTGGTTCATTCCTTCCCTCAGTTAATTTCTTAGATTTGTTACAACTAAAACATGTACCAACTCCATCTTCGTAAGACGCAAATGCATCAGACGAACCACAGAATTCACATGGACCCATTGTATATCTACTCATAAGTAATCTCTTTCTGCTTTTAGCTTTCTATTGTGTGATTTATTTATTTTTCTTTTAAGTTTTTTACCATCACTCTTCTTGTTCTGGCTCTTCGTAAACTCTGACTCTGATGTACTCATCTCCTTTTGGAGTGATTCTTTTTGTGAGTTTGATTTTGTATACTCTGTTATCATTGAAGTCCTCAAATATCCCTTGATATGTGTCTAATATTGGTTTAATTATGTTGTCTAGATCGGCTCCTCTATTGGAGAACCCACCTTCGACTTCGAATGTTACTTGATTAACCCCGAAAGGCCACTCAACTTCCTTCAGAAACTCCGCTATCTCCTTCTGATACTGCACATACACTTGGCTCTTGAAGGACTTCTTCCCTCTCGCTCCCAGTGTCCTGTTCGCACTCAGTGGTTTCAGTTTGAATAGATGATTTAATACTTTCATATTCTTCCCATGTCTTTATCATTGATAGTAATCTTAAAGAAATTTTAGGATCACCTGCATTGTGGTCTGACCATGCTTTCTTTACATATCTCCACATAGCATCTGTTTTTACACCCTCTAATATCTTTTCAGCTTTCTTAGGTCCAATCCCTTTTATACCGGGGATGTTATCTGAACGATCTCCAGTTAGGCATTGTATCATTAGTAACTTATGTGCTTCATCATCATCTATAAATCTATAAGTTAATTTATTAAAATTGTAATGATGACCGGGTATTTGTAATAAATCTTTATCTATACCTACTACTACATATGGTATCTCCATTTCACGAGCTTCATAAGCCCATATAGCTACTAAGTCATCAGCTTCCATACCATTTGCAGGTATTGCGTCATACTTATTTATCATATGACTATATCCATGACTTAAAGCATCTCTTAGTTTCTTATCTAAGTCTGGTCTGTTGCTTTTGTATTTATCATATACCTCATATCTGAAATTCCTAAAGCCTTTAACAGCAACTTTTGTTTCAGAGCTAAAGAATTTAGAATCTATTTCTAGCATTAAGTTATCTATTATTTTATTTATTTCTTTTTTATTTTTAGTTATACATGCTGCTTTAAAGTATATTGAGTCAGCATCGATAAGAAGATAAGGTTTTTCTTGTACTTTATCTTGCATATTTACTCCTTTCTTTATAAGTATCTTGGTTAACGTATGTCTTTACTGCATGACAGTTCTTACATAGTACTCTACATTTTGAGAGTTCTTTTTTAACAGTTGTCCATTTCTTAGATGAGATGGTTCTCCCATGACTGATGGTGAATGCTTTCTTTCCGGGTTCTATGTGGTCAAGATCAAGAGCTACTCCATTAGCATTGTATCCACAACGCTCACAACCCCTAATTCTTTTCCATCTGTGTATAATATCTTTACGATATCTTTGTCTTACCCATCGTGAAGTGTAGTTACATCCACCATATTGTTTATTCTTAGGTACTCCTAGACTACCCATTAGTGTACATCTGCATAGCTTGAGCCTATTACATAATCACCACCATCCATACAAGTTACACCAAACATTTTAGGTGCTTCTCTGAAAGATTCTTGTAGTATTTCGCCTACACGTTTGGCATCTTCTTTAGATGCTACATATGCAAGTTCATCATGATAGAATAGTCTTGGTTCTGCTGTTAATCCTTCTTCTTTAATCTTACGCATTGAGTAGGATAACGCTGCTTTACATGTGATACCTTCAGTAGTTTGAAGTAGGTAGTTAAGACACTGGTGTTCTGTTGTAGGGAATACAGGTCTACCATCTAATGCAGGGAACCAACCAGCACCTTGACTGTGGTATGTATTGTTCCATCGTCTACCTATTGATTTTCGTAGATCTTCTAATCCTTTAATACCTTTTGAGAATTTAACTCTTGATTCTTTTCCAACTTTTACATTTGTTTTACCAGTAAGTACTTGACCAAGTTTACCATCACCAGCACCAAACAAGTAGGCGTATAGATAGTTTTTAGCGATACCTCTAGTGCATCCAAGTGAGTCAGCATTCCTCTGGTGTTGATCACCAAAGCATACTTCATGTGTGAATGTATCGTTATCTACATAATGACATAGAGCACGTAATTGATTACCACTACTATCTGCACCTACAATAACCATGTTATCATCGGCAACAAATAATTCTCTAAGTTCTTTACCATATTTTGCAGTTATACTAGGTAAGTTCACGATCACTTCATGTCTAGCTCTGAACGTGGGAGTACCTATAACCCACATGTTTCCATGAATACGACCACTCTTAACCTGCTCCAACCAGCCTCGTATAACCGATGTTCTGTTTCGTAAGGTATAGTAGTCATCAATCATCTCTCCCACCTCACCGAGCTTTAAAAGCGATGTAGTGGTAAGTTTAGGTCCTGAAGTTATCCAACTACCATCTGGCAGACGTTTCTTAGTAAACTCATCAGGTTTCCAACCTTTCTTAGTTAGTAACCATTCTTTGACAAGATCTAATTGACCTAATGTAACATTATTTACAGTGAATCTTTGAAATTCTGTACCTGCTGCCATTACATGTGTATCTTCACATTTTACAGAGTATCCTAGGAACTCTGAGAGTATTCTTGCAGTAACTATAGTGTAATCACCATTCTTTTTATACTTAGGTGTTTTAGGTTCTTTATCAATATACTTTTTATAATCTCCCATTTCAGGTTCGATGGTACTACATATAGTGTTCATCTTTTCTTCCATTATTCTTAGATTAGTATGGGCTGTTTTAATATCAAATTTCCAACCTTTCTCTCTAGCAAGTACATTGAATTTTGCTGAGTCATGTTCTATCTCTAGACCTTTACTGATAAGAGGGTATGTTTCTTTTATATCTGAGAATTCTTGAAGTAATTTATTGTATACTAGTACGTTTAGTTTAACATCTTGTACACAGTACCTAAGCATTTCTCTACTATAACTTGACCAGTCATCATAATGGATCTTAGAACTATTTAAATGTTCTCCCCATCCTGCAAGTCCTTGCTTATGGGTTCTTCTGTATCGTAATACTTGTGACATGACCCATGTGTCGTAACATTTCTTTGAGTTAAGGTCGGTTCCATAGAGTTTGTCAACTTGTACGTTGTCAAATCCGATGATGTTATGCCCGATAAGTACTTGGGCGTTGGAGAGGATTTGAACCCCATCTTTGATAGAAGGGAGTTTATCGTCGTGGTCAGAGTATTTATATACAACACCTGTCTCCATGTTTTGAGCTACGATGCACCATATCACATTAGCATCGAAACCATCTGTTTCTATATCATAACATAGTTTCATTTATTTTCTTTCTTTGTTGCTACATTTAGGGCAAGTTCTACCTTTGTCTATACTTACTCTATTGAATTTCTTTTTACATTTAACACATGTATATTCTGATTGATATTTTTGAGCTATGAAATCCCAGAATGATACTTTCTGCTCATCTTCTTCATATGTCATTAGCCTTTCTCCCTTCTAGTTGATTTATACGCATCTCCGAATATCTAATCACTTTACGAAGATCTGTTATCTCTGATGATATCTGATCTTGATTGTCATATCTTTTGAAACCAGCTCTCATAGTATACTTTATTATATTCCCTCTCCAGAATTCTATATCATTTTCCATAATGAAAACAATAGGTTCTACAGACCATCTGGTATAATGTTCTGGTTTTACTACAACATCTTGTGTCATAACATATCCTTTCTTTTTATAATTTCTATATACCCCTTAAAGAGAATACTCTCTAATATCACGTTAAGCCAAGAGGAGTTTACATGGCTCATAATATACATCCAAATAGTTTAAAGAATCTCAAGCCACTACTTACTTCTGAAAATGCTAGAGAGTATCAGTTAAAGGCAGCTGCTAGTCGTAAAGCTAATAACTTAGCTAGAGAGCAGTTGAAGTTAACAGTTAAACAATTTAAGGGATTCAAAGAATCTTTTGAAGAGAATCCGGTGAATGCTATTGACATACTTCGTATACTAATGGTTAAAGCATTAGATGAAGATGATTATGTACAAGCAGCAGACCTTGCGAAGTCTCTCGCAGAATTTGAATCGCCTAAGTTGTCTAGGGTTGATCAGACAAATACAGAAGTATCTGTAGATGAATTATCAGATGAAGAATTAAATAGAATGTTAAAAGAAGCTACACTTGGAAATCCACAGTAACCGGATCGCGAAGCGATACGTTCAATGATGCGATGACGGGCAAACCGATGACGGGCTAGCTTTAAAATATTATAATACCCCTAAGTACTATTACAGTACCTAGGGGGTTTTTTATTTTAGCATAGGTCTTCTATATCTAAATGAAGACCATCGCCAAATCTTGTATCATCGTAATTTTGATGTATGTAATCTAATACTAAATGTTTGAATTCACTCCAACCTTCATTGAATTGTATTTGACCATATTCTTCATATTCATCTTCGGATATCATGATCATTCCATTTTCTGTAATCATGATTTTTCCTCTGCATCGTCAAGAGATTCTAATTCACGACCTATAGCCCATAGACTTTTGAGGTGATATGTAGCCATGTCTAGTTTTCTAACATCACTTATGTATAGATCTTGACAATCTGTTAACATACTGACACAACTTCTCATTGCTTCATATGCTTCACTAATAACTTCTCGTTCCTCTGGATTAAGTTTACCGAAGTTATCCCATTTGTCTTGAATTATTTTATTTCTTTTATTAATACTTGCTTTACTAAGATAATTATAGGCCATCTTTTGTGTTCCATTCTACTAGAGTTATACATTGGTTGATAGTGTCATTATTTACTGTACCTATTACAGTATCATATATATCTTTTTGATACTCTTTTAGTGCATTAATGGCATCAGTTCTAGCTTCATCATAACCTTCATCAAAACCTGCTTCATATGCATGCTCGACTTGCTCTTCACGTCCTAATTTATCAAACATTTTAATCACCTTTCTGTGGTAGTTTGGTTACATTGTCAGACCAATCGTCTGTAGGATCATTAGGGACCTCAGGTTCTTCTCCGAAATCCTCTTTTTCTTTCTTTTCACCCATATTTTACCTCTCGGTTTATTATTGAGTGTCCTCTTTTTGATATTTTCTCCAATGTTCTTGTGAAACTAAGTCAAATACTACACTAACTGTACCTATTTTCTCAGCATTTTCCATATCAAGTATGATATAATCTACTGGACATGAAGTCATCCATGTATATAATTCTTTAGCATTATCTTTAATCATACATTGGCTCCACTGTTATTTCACCAAAGTCAACAACATCAGATAAGTCATCAAGATTAGCTTCGATTAGTGCTTCTCTTACATCATCAGCTTCTACGACTTCATCATATGTAAACATTACTCTATATTTCATCGGTTTCACTTTCATCTATAGGTTCAATAATTAATTCATCTACATCTACACGTTGAGACCAATCATCTGGTGCAACTTGGAATGCCATACGTGCAAGTGCGTCTGCTACGTCTAGATCATTATCCATATCTTCGTCAACTTGTAGTTGATATTCATACTTACCACTTGGTTTTCTGTATACTTCTACTGTGAAGAACCATTCCATTTCTGGATCTTCTTCTTCTTTTGCAGGGAAGTC